ACGACTATCAAAAGCATCACCCATATGAACAACAGTATCAATTCCTTCTGCTTCTAAAGTAGGAAAGAATACATCATCATAGAACTTCTCAAAATGATCATGCAGGTGCTTGGAACCTTTTCTTGATCCAAAATGAGTATCTGTTAAAATTGCAACCTTCATCGATTTTTATATTGAATTGCATCTTTAATTGAATTATACTCTGAACTATGCCCAGAAAGCAAGCTATCGTCAATAACCATTACTTCATCAAATCCAGTCTTCTCAATAATCTTAGTTTTTATTTCCAATTGCTTCTTCTCCTTCTGTATGCGTCTCAGGAAGGCATAATGAATAATCTGAGTAAAGTATGCGAAAGGGTTCTTTGACCTTTCTGGGTCGAAATTATGAATGTATTGAACGCAATTTTCTATCCCATCAGAAATCATATCTTCACGGAACATGTAGTTCACAAAGTTGGGTTTGTATGAGAGGTGTGTCGCAATCTTAAGAAAACATTCGCCAAGATAGTCTGGAATACGTGGTTTACCTTCCCATTTTTTTCCTCTTTCCTGTTTCGGAAACTCAGTGAGATCTTTATTGAAAGTCTTCATATATGACTTTTCTACCTTGGTTCGATAGACAATCATTGCCTCCAATAACTCTTTATTGTTTACATAATGTTCTGATTTCTTTTTGGGCATAATCCATTACTCTTTAAAGTATAAGTTCTTTTAATTATACCACACTTTACAAGGGCTTGACAGAACCCTTAATTATCAGTAGAATACCTTTGTTAGGGTTAAAGAGGAGGGTTTAGCTTTCTTTAGTATCTTCAAGTTTAAAGATATTCTCTAGAGTTTTTCTTGCTTCTTCTACCGTTGATAAGTATCCCATCTTTCTAGAAGGAATAATCTTACCTGAGGGTTTTTCATTAGAAGAAGATTGAGGATTGTAAATATCCATATCATCTTCATCTTCAATATAGTTAGTATATATTTCAATCATTCTTTTATCATGAGTCTCTGTCATAGTAAGAATTTTATCAGGTCTTATGATAAAGAAATCATCAGATGCTAATTCCATCCACGATTTAACTTTAACATGCATTCCATGCTGAGAATGTAAAAGTTTCATTGTGATTGGATTCTGCATTACAATCAAAGGATCACCATCATTCTCATCTACTGAAACTAGTGATAATACTTCTTCACCAGATATCAGTTTTATGATTGCGTAAAATTCATCTCCCATTAGTTCTTTAGCGGTATGTTTACAATATCGTAATTAAAATTCTCTTCGTTATAAACTTTAATTCTTTCGATTAGATGATTAAGGGTATAGTTCCTCCTGGATTTGTAGGATATGTCGTCAGCAATGTCATAGAGAGTTGCCTTGGTCTTGTTATTGCCTTTCCTAAGCACCCTTCCAATAGACTGGAGATTCCGAATTCTAGATTTGGATGGAGAAGCAAAAATGACATTGTGGAGATTTTTGATATTAATTCCTGTACTGAATGTTCCGTATGATGCAACAATAATCGCATTATTCTCTTGTTCAGTAATCTCCCTTACTTGTTCTCGATCCTTTGTATCTACTCCACCATGGACAAAAAATACTTGTCTTTCATCAACCGTATTATTATTTATCATGTGATATAGTGGTTCACCATGACCCTCAACTCTTGCAAAAAGAACTAGAGTATTTCCTTTAAGATCTAGTGCAAGATTTCTTATGAACTTGTTTCTACGATCATGATTGATAATATACTGAACTTCTTCTTCAAAGTTTTCAAACTTATGTGCTGGGTGCTTCAGTAGAAGTACATTGATATCCAGTTTAGCAACATGACCCTTCGCCATTAACTCTTCGGTACGAATGATTTTGTACGAAACTCCAAACAATCCCTCAAGAACCCATTTATGAGTTTGTGTTCCATCAAGTGTTCCGGTAAAACCAAAACGATATTTTGCATCCGCAAGTTTGGACATTATAGATATTAATGACTTTGATTTAAACTGGTGTGCTTCGTCTCCGATAACTACATTAAATCTAGAAAAGTATTTGCGGGGGAGTTTGTAGATAGACTGCCAGGTAGTAATAATAACTTGAGAATCTGTTTCTCTTTCCTTCCCCGCATATATCTTGTGACAATATGAACCTACATCCCAACCATAGTCTGCAAAGTCTTTATACATCTGCTCTACTAGCGAAGTCGTCGGAACGACTATCAGAATATTTTGTTTCTTCTCAACGTAATATCTCACAAGAGAATATATCATCAGAGACTTTCCAGAAGCAGTTGGGGATATCAACAACTTTCTATTATGTTTTAAAGCGTCGTATACTCCCTCAACTTGGTAATCTCTCGGAGAATACTTACAAATAGCATTCATATAATCTTTTACACCTTCCTTTGAGATAAAGTCATTCGTCTCAAAAGGAAGACCATAATACTTATTATCTACAAACTCATAAGTATATCCGTGATCATCACAGAACTTTGTAACCTTATCCAACAACCCAACGTAAATCTCTCCAGTCTGGGTATTAAATAATCTTATCTTTCCATCCCAGTATTTACTACGATACGAGGACATAAACTTTGCACCAGGAACCTCAAAGGTGAACTGGTCTGATAATTCGTAGTATACATGAGGTTCTGCCTTAACCTGTAAATATACTTCATTCTTTTTTGATATAATCAAATGAGACATAACTCATAGGTTCACCTACAAGTATTTAGTTCATATTGTCAAACTGATGTTCTAAAATAAGTCTATAAAAATTATCTCTCATCGCAATTAAGTTTAGTTGTTCTTGTGGTTCTCCACCAGACCATTTTTGAACTGCTTGTTTAAGACCTTCATGAATGAGACGGATGCCATGAATATTTACTTCAATATTATAATAGTTTCCTTCTTCTTGGTCCATTAGTTAAAACCTGCTTGAAATTTATGCCAGTCTATTGAGTTTTTAATTTGGAAAGTTCTATTCGAAACTGTCTTGATAATCTCTTCTAAGAACTTGAGCATCACATCATAATAACGAATTTTGAGATCAATAGTATTTAACTTCTCATCGGCATCCATATACCTCTGTAATGCCTCTTTATCTCTAACTTTGTATGGGAATGGTTCTTCTGCATAAACCTCTGCTGTTGCCTTTCCTGTGTAGTAGTTATATCGTTCCAATTTTATACGATTATAAGTTCCTCTTGCCTTCTCTCTTAAAAGAGTGATGGTATTGTATAAAGTATAATATTTTGAATGAAGTTGTGGGACTTTTAATGATTCATCATGTAGATTATCAGGGTCGATTTGAGAATCTTTTTCCCACATCTCCTGAATTTGATCAAGGTTCATAGAGGTGTTCTGTTGTCAGCAGCTAATACATTGTAGATAGTATACTTGAAAGTAACCTCTGCTGTAAAGTAGTTGATGTCTGTATCACTGGCTTCAAATTCTAAAGAAGTCAAATAAATCGGAAATAGATCTCTGAATTTTACAATAGCAACATCTCTAAAGTTGCTATTTAAAATATGAAGACTTCCGTCACTAAACTGTTCTCTTAAATCTCTTACTCCACCATTACTTGTTGTTAAATCTTTAAACTCTTGTGTCGTCTCTGGAAAACCTAAACCTGTCATCCAATTATGAATTGCCATATAGTTGACCATATTCTCATCAACTAAAAATCTTAAAGAGAAATCACCATAAGTGAGTTTATCTCCAGGAAGATCAATATCCTTAAGATAAGTTGGTTGAAATGCTGTTCCTAAACTTATATTTGGAATACTAGCAGAGTTTGAAAAAAAATCAACCTTCGGTTCTTTTGCTAATGTAAATTTAAATCCAACAGGTGATAAAAAATTTCTATTTCCTATCTGCTTATCAAATGCCGTCGCCATTGTTTTATTTGTATTTAGATAAAAAAAGACCCCCCGAAGGAGGTCTGTGAGTGTGAATTCCCGTAGGAAAATATCACATCAAGTTTTGGACCTTAACCCTTCTGTAGTAACGGTTTGTGTTGGTCTGCAGTCTACCAGGATTGGTAACAGGAGCAGCACCTTCTGCGAAGGGGTTAGCAACAATACCGTAACGAGTCTTGAATCCGATCTTGGGCTGGAAGGTGTTCTCTCCAACTGCACGAACCATCTGAAGAGGAACGTAAGGGCAGTAGAACAGACCTGCATCATAAGGTGAAGAACCCTTATAACCAGCAACATAGTATTGTGCAGCTGCTTGGTTTGCAGAATAAGGATCGATATAGACCTTATACTTACCAGCAAGAACACCTGCGAAGGTGTTACCAGTGTCATCAACGTTCAAGTTTGCATTGAGTGCAGGGGTGTAATCAAGTACACCAGCCATGGTCAGTGCGGAAGCAACGTCTGCGGAACACAGAATCATGTTGCCCTTTCCTCTACGAGTTCTTTGTGCGATTGCGTTCGCATCTCTCTCGATTTGGAAAATAAGACCTTTGAACTTCTCAACAGACCAACGACCGTTGGAGTCAACGTCAAGGTCGAAAGTACCGGCAGTAGCAACGTTTGCCTTAGCACCGGGTTCTGCAACCTTATAGATGGTTCTGATGACTTCTCTGTTGATTTCCGCAAGGATTTCAGTGGAGAGAATGTTGGCAAGTTCTGCCTCGGCATTCAAACCGTGGATTGCCTTGAGGTCTTGTGCCAGTTCCAGAGAATACTCTGCTTTCAGAGCACGGGACTTAGCAGTAACGGTGACTTTCTCAATCGAGAATGCCATCTCGTTGAAATCGATAGCACCACCGTCTCCAAGAGCTTCGGAGTTTGCCGTGGACATACCCTGACCGACATTATATCCGGTTTGGGTTTGAGCAGTTGGGCTCAGAAGTCCTGGATTAGTGCCACTCTGATTTCCAGTGGTTCCTAAACCAACGTTTGCTTCCTGACCAGCAACATAAGAGTTAGTGCCGTCAAAACCGAGTCCACTGTTAGAGAATCCGGTGTTTGCTTCGTCGAAGAGTGCTTCTGTACCACTTTGATTCGTGAAGCGTGAACGCATTGCGAAGATCAGTCCAGTAGGACCGTTCATCGGTTGAACGCCTGCAAGGTCATATGCGACCAGGTTAGGCATTGCGCGTCTGATCAATGAGATCAGAACGGGGTCGAAGTTAGCAACTCCGGAACCGGTTGAGTTTGTAGGTGCTTCTGAAAGGAACTCACGCTCCTCACTAAGCATTTTTTCTTGGTTCTCCAGAAGAACTGCGGTAACCATTCTCTTATGAGCATCATTGATGCCTCCAAGACCCTCATGGTTGAGGATAGGTGCCCACTTCTCCTGAAGGTGTTCAGCATTGAAACCTTGCATTTGAATTTACCTTGTTAAAAATTTTAGTTTGATTTATAATTAAAAAATCACTTTTGCGAAACTCTAGTCAGAGTATCGAGATATGATTCCATTAGACCAGTAACTGGTTGTGCAATGGATTCCGAACTCTCTGAAATACTCTCTGAATTGTCTCTTTGAGTACCAACATTTTCTGGGAAATAAGAATTTCTCAATGTTGCCAGTTTCTCACGATAGTTGTCTTCACTATCAAACTCAACATTTTCTGCAAGAGAAGCGAGTTTATCCTTCTGAGAAAGTGCTAGACCTTCGCAGACCTCGGAGAAGATTACATCAGCAACCGACTCGGCTAATCTTTGATTAAGAGCAATATTAGACTTAATTTGCTCGTTGAGTTTATATTCCATTTCATCTAATTTTTCTACCATTGCGGTAGTTACATCATATTTTTCTTCAGGGATGTTTACATAATGATCTTCAAAAAGACTTCTCATTCCAGTCAGGAATGATTCGGTCATTTCTGCCTTGAGACCTTGCTCAATTGCGAGTTGATTTTCAGTAATCCACTCTTCGGCAACATACTCAAGGTATGCATCAACTCTATCAGTCAGTTCTTCTTTAATAAGAGTAACTTCTTCTTCGAGAGTTGTTTCATATTGTGCTTTCAGTTCTTCTTGAACTTCGGCAACTTTTGTTTTGATAGCAGCTTCAAAAATAGTACGTGCTTTCTCTTGGAATTCTTCGGAAAGTTCTTCACCAGCAAGCAGTGCTTCAACATCTTCTTCGATGTTATACTCTGCTTCGATGACTTCTTCTTCAGATACAACTTCTTCTTCAGAAGTTTCTTCCTCGGAAACTACTTCTTCGGCAGATGCAGTGGTCTCTTCTTCTTCGACTACTTCACCTTCAACTTCCTCTTCTTCCTTCATACCACTAGGCATGGGTTCAGCAGGTTTAGCACCTCTATTCACAATGTCTTTGACAGTTGCGATTTTGGGTTCTGCGAGTTTAGCAGAGTTGTCGTCTACTTTATAGTTTTCTGGAGTAGGACCACCGAGATCTTCCCAATTGCCAGTTTGGCCTGGTGTGGATACACCGGAAGCATTGCTCCCTGCCTTTGACATTGGTTCAGATGCAGCAGCTCCTTTAGTTACTACGTTTTCCATTTCTTGTAAATTGCTACCAACGGACATTTGATTTTATTAGATTTTTATACTAATATATTTATTTATAATTTAAAGATTTGATAAGAATTCGTTGAACAAGTTTAACTTATGTTCTTCGAGAACTTTTTGGTCAACAAGAGTGTTAATTCTCTTCTGAGTTCTTTCTGCGAGTTGCTCACGAAGAATTCCTCCTTCCCAAACCCACTCTTTTCCTTCCATAATTCCTGATACAAATGCATCGGGTGCAGAAGGATCGGCAACGATATCAGCAGCAGTTGCTAACATGAAATCTTCACCAACAACTTTTATACCACCACGATCTTCTTTTAATGAACCAACACCACGAGAAGAAACTCCAAGCATCACACCTTCATCTAAAAGTGAAGATGCAATTTTACCCATAGGAGTATTAAGGATTTGTGCCTTACCTCTGAAATTACTACCCTCTTGAGTGAGTGAAGTAATCTTATGAGAAACACGATCAAGATTTACGGTAGGTCCATCGGGATGACCAAGTTCCCCAAGAGCACGTCCTTTTTGGACGAATGCTTCATTATATCTTTTTACTTCACGAGAAAGAGTCTCCATAGGATACATTCTTCCATTACGATTTTTGAGATTACCTTGTAGGAAAACTCCTTCAATATAAAGTTTCTTATTGGAACCTTTACCTTCAGTAATAATCTTTACGTTTGAAATTTCTTCTGTGATGAGTTTCATTTCTTTATCTTGCTATGGAGATGTTATGGGATTGTTATTTTCATCGTGACGTTGATATGTTCCTACACCAACTGGATTATTATTTTCATCGTGACGTTGATATGTTCCAGGAGTTCTTGGACTATTATCTGCATTACGAGCCTGATAATCTACATTAAAATTTTCATAGGTGACAGTTGACCAACCGGTAGTGCCTCCAAGATATGAAACAGTAGATACACCTGGTTGAGGAGAAACTGGGTTATTATTTTCGTCATGACGAATATATCCCATTATTCTTGATCCTCAGATTGTTGTTGGTCATCAAACATGGATGCGCCAACTGTTGGACGAATAGTATTAATACGTTCTGCTGCTTTTGCATACAAAACGTCTTTAATTCTGTCACTAATATCAGATGCCGATGAATCGGATCCAACTAAATTTACAATTTCTTCCATGAAAATTTAATATATGTATATTTTCTATTTATATCTCAGCAGCTTTACCGTCTACTTCAGTCATTCCACCATCAATTTCAGGTTCCATTGGAACATCACCCATCATTCCTTGTTCACCTTCTTGTGGTAATGGTTCTCCAGTTATTGGATCAACTGCATTCGGATCAGGAATAATTCCATCTTTGATTTCTTGTTCAATCTGCTCATCCATTTCAACCATTTCTCCATCAGTCTGACGAAGAACTTTACTACGAACCCAATGAGTTGAATAATACTTACCGATATAAGGTTCAATAGTTGCAAGAACACCAAGTCTCTCATTCAACATTTCTGTTTCTTTGAGTTCTGCAAACTGATTGTCATACAAGAAATCATATTGAATATGATCACTAATTCTATCCCAGTCTTCTATAGAAACAATGTTCTTAAGAATGAGTTGTGTCTTCAACATATCATTGAACATTTGAGCAAATCTCTTTCTCAAACGACCAACAAACTTGGCAAACTTAAGTTCATCTCTTAAGATTTCTGAAGAACGACCAAGATTAAATCCACCATCGGCAGCAATTCTTGATTCTGGAACTCCAAGTGCTCTATAAAGTTTCTTTTGGAAATACTCAATATCAGCAAGTTCTCCTAAGTTCTGTCCACCAGGAAGAGTTGTGATTTCAGTTCCTCTACCACCTTCTCTTCTAGGAAGCCAGAAGTCTTCCATCATACTCATAAATTTACGATCATCACGAACTTCACCTGTATTTGCATCATATACAAGTTTGTTACGATAACGATTCATAACATCACGAAGATATTGTTCTGCCTTTACCTTAGGAAGATTGCCAACATCAATATAAAAAATACGACGTTCTGGTGCTCTGGATAATCTATAGATTACCAAAGAATCCTCAATCATTCTCAGTTGATTGAGTGCTTTGATTGCTTTGTGAAGATATGAAAGAACATTTCCTTTATTTCTATCTACAAGACCTGAAGTACAATATGTAATTGCATCCTTTGCAATTTTAGTTCCTTTATTTCCACCACCACCAGTTAGGTTTCCAGTTGGGTAGGTTGGTTTAGGAGTGTATACAAAGTACTCTTCAATTTCTGGAGCAATACCATTTTTCTGTTCATCACGACCAGCAATATTTGGTCCAATAAGATTTTTATCTTGTTTCTTTTCTTGGCGGACAAACCGCATCTTCATTGGATCAATATACCTCAGTTCCTTAATTCCTTCCTGAGGATTTTTGAGGTCAATTACCTTATGATAATAAAGTCTTCCATCAACATACCAATTTCTAAAAATTTCATGTGACTTCTTATCAAAGTCTAAAATTTCTTTAATATACTTAAATTCTTGTCTAATTGCCTTCTTTAAATTATCTGTGGCATTTAAATTGGACAATTCAATTTCAATTGGAGAATCGTAAAGATCACTCACAATTGCTTCATTTACAACATCTTCGATGGCACCATCCGCTTCTGGATGTAGTGACATCTCTCTGTATCTTTTGATTAAATCAAACTCTGTTCTATACTGTCCTTCAATATCTACATACGAACCATAAAATCCACTGCTAATATAGTTATCAACCCCATCCTCGTTATTCACGGGGACAGGGGAAACTACAGATTTGGATTTCTTTTCTGCATCATCAATAGAAAAACCAAAAAGTTTTGCCATATTATAAACTAACTTAGACTATTATTCTATTATTTAGGTAATATCTTCACCACCTGCTAAAGAATCAGTTCCTCTAAATGCTTCCCAATAATGAACTTGCATTTCTACAGTAAACTCTTGAATTGTGTCAGTGGTTTCATAATTCAGATCTATTGCTGAAAGATTTGTTGGGAAGATATCCCAGAACTTATAAGTTCTAAGAACACCACCATTACGATCAAGTTGTTTTACCAGAGCATCTTTCGTATAATCAATTGGATTTGTAAGTCCTGTTGCATCAGTCATCTTATTGATTGAATTCATCCACTTTTCAAAAGCAGAACGAATTGAGAAATCAACATCATTAATAACTGTAATTGTCCAAGTTTCGAATGTTCTATCTCCGGCAACTTTCAGAATACGACCTCTGAAAGGAATATCGACAGAAGAAATCGTAGAGGCAGGCAGTGCTGCTGCCTTTACGAGAAATCTTGCTTTTTGAAGTACATCATTTTCAATTTGAACGGCATTTGGGAATGCTAATTCAACTTCAAATAGATTGGGTCTTGCACCACCACCAGTTAACTTACTTTTAAAATCACTGATCGTTCTTACTGGTGAGGTATTACGTTGTTGGCGACTAGGCATTTTTCTTTAAACCTCTAAATTAAACGTTACCGATAACTTCTTCAAATGAAACACCAGTTCTGGTGGCAACAAATGTAAGACCAATGAAGTTAATTGATCTTGCAGGTTTGACAAAGATGTCTGCTATAAATTCATTATTATCTATAATTGCAGCAGTGTTATTTGTTTCATCGCAAATAACAACATAATCTTGAATACCTCGTTTTGCCTGAACATCACGGAGGAATGGTTCAACAATGTTTACAAAATTGGATCTTGTAATTTCATCGTTAAACTCAAAGAGTTGATCTCTTGCAGCAGCAGAGATTGCTTCTTCGAGATAGATAAATAAACGACGAACGTTGATTCTATCAAATGCAGAAGATCTAGAAAGACCTGTCTTATCTCCAAACAAGACAATTCCTCCACCAGGAGAGAAAATAACTGGATTAACTCTATTTGAATATAACCTATCTCTCTGTGTTTGAGATGGATTATATGTCAACTTAACTGCATTTAAAATTGCACCACGTTGAGTTCCTGCTGGAGAGAACCATGGGAAGTTATCAACATCGTTACGAGCACATAAACCTGCAATGTCAGCATTCAGTGGTATGTATCTAAATGTATTTGCAAATCTGTCAAACATGTACTTATAACCACTATCAAACACACCATAGGAAGATGATGTGATTGGAGCATAGAATCCAATTACATTATCGGTAATAGTTTCGTCATTATTTACAGTGACAGTTCCTGCGGAAGAATCACTTAAGAACGCTCCTCTATATGGTGAAATAAATGCAAGTGTATCTTTTCTAACATTAGCAACTGCAATTAATTTATTCGCAAGTGCTTGTGCCTGTTCTTTCGAATAATTTGCAGATCCCATAATAAGGAAATCTACATTATAGTTTTCCTTATTTTCAAATAAAGAGTATCCAGTTACTAATTTGCTCAAATCAGCTTGAAGTGCTCCAGATGTCTCAATGTCCTCAGTACCATCATAATTTTTTCCACTTGATAAAATTAAATCTTGTTTTCCAGTTGATCCGAAGATTACACCTTCTGCATTTTGATCCCAATCAGTGTCTGATGCAAGAGTAAATCCAGAACTATATCCAGAAGTTACAATTCCAGCAGGTGCCGAACCACCAAAAATGTAAGTTGAATTTGTCTTCAAATATGCTCTCCAATAGGAAGGAGATCCTACGGAGTATTCTGCATCTTTTGCTTTTGAGAGATTGAGATGCTTCTCAAGAATTGTTCCTGTTGTTCCAGAAATTTTACCTTCACCATCAAGTACAATAACGTGGATTTCATCAAATCTTGATCCTCTATCCAGAGCATATTGAGAAGTTCCTGGTTTATCAGCAATATTATTCCAATTAAGTGTGGATATTGCAGTAGATCCACCAACAGTTGCAGTTGAAATTGCTAAAGTTTGAGAATCAAACCAATCACTAACTGAAGATACTGTGGTAGTGCTAAATGTTGAAGATTGTCCTGCTGTAGTAAGACCTATAGTTCCTGTAGTATTGAATGTATATACTCCAGAAGGTTGATAATCTTTTGCTGTTTCTGTTCCAGCCGCACTGACATGACTTAAAACCTTAACAGAGACAGTTCCTGCACCAATCTCAGTTATAATTCCTTTAAGGTGTCCATCAAGAACACTAGTTGTTCCTGCACCAGGTAAAGTTGCTGAAATTGGTTGAGTAATACCCATACCAACAGCAAAAGAAGTTGTGGTAACTCCCAAAATTTGATCTGCCTTTCCGTCAATAATTGCAACTCTGATACCGTTTGCCCAAGATCCTGGATTCTTGGCAATTACGGTTCTGTCTGTAACAGTATTATCATCATACTGTAGTTGCTCATAATGTTCGATACTCTTAATTTTAATTGCGGAACCACTTCCCGCATAAGCATTTTTCAAATCATCATCATCGGCTCTTATAATTCTCATTGGAGCACCATACGCTAAGTATGATGATGCGCTCATCCAATGCTCGTAGTGTTTGTCTGTACTGTATGATTTACCGAATGTATCGAGTAAATCTTTTTCTGATCCTATAACAATTGGTAAATCGATAGGTCCCTGTGCAAAAGGAGCAACAAGACCGCCGATTTTTTCAGAAGAAGGATCAACTCTTCCCACAGTAAGGTCAACTTCCCTTACCCTAATCCCAGGAGATGCTAAATTTAATGGCATCTTGTCTTTCCTCGCAATCCAAATTTATCTAAAAATATTTAGGAAAAGGGGCATTTTCAGTGGGGAAACAATGCATGAACACACTACCAGTCTGGATATACATCTTTTATTCTTGGAACTGGAAAGTATGGTATGTCTGATTTATTTTTCTTCTTTTTTCTAAATTCAGTTACTCTTTTTATAGTACAATCTCTACATTCATAGGAATATGAAGATGCTAATGTTTTTCTATCTTTTCGAGTCAGATAAAAATCATCCATTAAACTTTTAACTTTACCACAAACTCGACATTTACGATCAAAAAATAATAAATGTTCTAATTCGATTTCATCATCGATGGACATTATCTATAATCCCACATATAAGATCGATCTCCGTATTCATCTGCATACCATCTATCTCCAGAATCATCTACAAAAGTTGTCTCACCGTTAATTCCATCTTCGATAAAACCAAATGGAGCCATGTCTTGATCAATTTGGTTTTTTTGCTCTTCATATATTCTTTTTCTTACATCATTTTCTGTCATCTCCTTAAAATATTCTTGTGCTACTAGCCAGGAGAATATTACAAGACACATTGCCAAGTCATCATTACATCCTTCTTCTGCCTCAAAAGAATTTCCTTTTTGCGAAAATGTAGTTAGTTCTGATATAATTTCATAATCAGATGCAAGTAATTTGTCATCTTCTATAAGTGTTTTGAGATTTGAACATCCTAATTTTTTAACTGCCGAAGTTGTACGAACTCCAAGTTGAGTTTTTTTACCGGAAAATCCTGTTCCAACTATCTGTCCATTTCTACCCCTCATAGTTGCCATTAGAATATTTTCATATTCCAAATCATATTGAAGAATACTAGCAACTTGATCACCAATATCATTAACCTCTATCAATAACCAGGATTGATTATACCCTTTTGCTACATCAAATATAATGTTCGGAAATAACATTGGTTTTATTTCATTATTTCTATACTTTGCAACTACCTTATAAGGAAACTCTGTAATATCAAAAACAATAAATGCTGAATAATCATTACCAAGTCCACGGGCAACATCAACTGTAATTAGATAATTATGATCCTCAATAGGATTTTCATAAACATCTAATCCGGCATTTCTTTGTATTGGATCTTCATATACTAAAGTTTTGAGTTTTGATGGGTTGATAAGAGTATTAACAGAACCCAAGAACTCACATTCAAACTCAACCCGAAATTGTTGTTCCGATGTGTTTGCAATTGTCTGCTCTTTCCAAACTACATCTCTACCAGGAACTTCTGACCAGTGGACTTCTGTAGGAATATATTCGTTTTTATTTCTTTCTGCATCGTGCCACATACGGTAGAAGTGATTCATGCCGTGTGGTGTTGATACAATAATTACCTTTGTGCTTTTACCAGAAGTAATAGTAGGATAAACAGATGCAAAGAAGGAGTCGGCGACGTGATTAGGGACGAATGCGAATTCGTCGAGAAATAAGATATTGAACGACATGCCTCGGACAGCACTCGCAGATGTAGATGATGCCAATATCTTACTGCCATTTTCGAGTTCTATATTTCCTTTATTCCATACCAGGATACCTTGCTGCATCCATTTTGGCAAGTTTTCGTATGCTGTTGATAATCTTGCTAACAATTCTCTAGCAGTAGATGCTTTGTTTGCCAGAATACCAATGTTTACACTGTCATTAAAAAGTGCATAATGTAATAGATATGATACCACAGTAGTAGACTTACCAGTCTGTCGTGGCATCTTACAGATATTAAATCTATTGTTGTGAAAATTATGAATTAATTTCTCTTGAAAATGATATGGATGAAATTGTGTCAAACCTTCATCAAGAGAAACAATTTTGATATAATTGTTTGCAAAATAAACTGGATCTTGTTTACATTTCAGAAATTCAATAATTTGTTCTTCTGTAAACTCAATCGCAGTGTTTGCTTTTTTTAATAATGGATTACCAAGATATACGTCACTCATAACAAAATTTAATTACAGTTCCATGCTCTAAGGGACTTATTGATTCTGCTATCGGGATCTCTAGCAGTTTTAGCAGAAGTGAGTTTTTTCTTCATACCTTTCATTCTTGCACAAAATGATGCTCTCCTTTTGTTACCTTTCTTTTTAGATGGTGCTTTTAGGTCAGAACCGGGATTTTCTCTTTCATAAGACTTGCGCCCTTTTTCATTAAGACCACCTTTCTTATTCTTACCTGATTTTTTAGTCCAGGCAGCACCTTCACCAAGTTCATTTCTCCAATCAGATTGTTCAAATCTTATCTTTGGTTTTAATTTTTTCTTACCATCAGGTGAAGGAACAAATTCTCCAGTCTCTGAAGACTTCATATCATCAGTATCAACATCACCATCAACATCAGCATCGACTCTTTTTACTGCCTTTGCTGCAAGTTTTT